CCCCTTGATCATCCCGACAGTTTTCACAATAACCGTGCCAAGTAAACCAATAGCAGACCCCACACCTGAAATGAGTCTCCCAAGCAGCGTCAAAGCGAGGCCAAGCCCCATGGCGGCCAGTGCCCCCTTGAAGGCACTCTCAATAAAGCCGCGATTCTCTTTTATCCACTCGGTGACAGTCTTGATGCCATCACGCAGCCGCTCCGAGAGCTGGATCAGCATCGGGGCCAGGGCTGCCCCAATTTGGAAGGCTGCCATCCGAATGACACCTGTAAAGCGTGCGATCTCATCCGTGAAGAGTTCCGCATCAAGCGCATCACGGCTACTCATGGTAAGCCCGAGTTGTCTGGCTTCGGCCTCAAGTTCCGCAATCCCGGCAGCACCGCTTGCAAATAAGGGAAGAAGCTTGGTTCCGGCGCGACCGAAGACCACCATTGAAAGTGCGGCCCGTTTTGTAGGGTCAGCAATGCGGCTCAATCCTTCAGCGAGCATCTTGATAGCAGCTTCTGGTGTTTTGCCACGTAGCGACTCGACCGAAACTCCAAGTTCCGAAAGGGCTTCGGTTGCGGTCCCGAGACCTCGCTCTGCGTCATAGATCGTGCGCTGCATCCGCCTGAGGCCATTTTCAAGCTCTGCCACCTCGGCTCCACTTTGCGTAGCAGCGTAACTGAGTTCACTCAAGGCCTCAGTCGAAAAGCCAGTCCGACGCGCCATCTTGGCCATGTCATCTCCCATGCTTTGAAAGATGCGTGCCGAAGCCACAAGCGGTGCCGTAAGCGCGGCTCCGACTGCGAGCGTTTTTCGCCCGAGTGCCTGAACCGACGATCCGAAAGCCTTGAGCTTTTTCTCGGCGTTTCTGAGACCCCGGACGAGTTTTTTATCGTCCGCAAAGAGTTCGACAAACGCCCGTCCGGCTCTGATCGCATTTGAGCTTGTTGCCATTCTCGTCTGAACCCTTTACTTGAGACCATTGCGGTCGACTAAAACAAAAAGCGCAATCCCGCCAGCGAGCAGGATGAGATAAAGTGTGGCGATCACTCTCATCTGTCACTCTCCTGATTCAGTGGCAATGCGTACCAGCCCTCGGGAATATCGATTCTGCCTGCTGTAATGGTGCCGTCCTTTTCCATGACCCAGACTTGAGCGCCCGGGATGGTTTTCCTGATTCTGACGGGTGCCCCGTGCGGAACGTAGACCGTACGTGCGAGGCACCCCGACAGGATCAGCGGGGGAACAAGAAATGGGGCTATTCTCTTTATAAACTTCATCTCAATCCCCAGTGCCTTTCGACTCTTGATCTAAGGCGCTCAGTGAGTTCATCCGTGCCATCGGCATCGCGAACCCTGATTCTCTCCCGATGCTCCTTTACACTTGGTAGAAGCATCGGGAGGAGAACCCTGAAAAACGCCTCAAAAAGAGTCGTCACCCATTTCATGCTCTTGGAACCCTCGGAGAGATGTTGCCAGAGGCCTCAAGCTCGGCATGGACAATCTGAATGCCCTCCTTTATAGACTCCTTGAGAGCCTTTTCGGGGGCAAAGCCACGCGCCTCCTGATAGACCTTCAAGACGTAATTCAGCGCCGCATTCAGGCGTTGAAAGGACTTGTTGGGTGTATCATCAGGGATTTCCTTTTCAGCCCATTTGACGGCTGCGATTATCGTGCCTTCATAGGCTTGCCAGGCAGGCCTACGGTTAAAGGTACGATTCAAAAGCCAGAGCAGGCCTCCGGCGACAACTGTGATCCCAAGCGGCATATTCAAAAACCGCCAGAGAGCTTCAATTACTGTACTCCAATTCATGGTTTACTCATTTCCTTCCTGGCCTATGAAGGCCGTTTTCATCATCTGGACTGTGTCAGAGTCACTGACAACAATCCGTTCTTTTGCTGACTCCCTTCTGTAGGGGTCAAAGTCTGATGGCCGAAATGGTCGCGAGCGGCGCGGGTCACGATTTGAGTTTGCAATCAGGCTCGCGATAAGAGCTGTATGTGCCCAGCGCTCACGCCCGAGTCCTTCGGCCATCCAGAGAAGTTCCCGGAGTGTCAATCCGGCTGGGTCGACTCCGATGCTTCCTGCGATGCGCCAGACATCGCCCCAGAGAGAGTCGCCTCGATCTCGATTGCCGCTATCTCCCGATCGAGTGCCAGGACGGCGGCCTTGATCAGATCGCGCTGCTTGGCGACCGCCCGTGCTCTGTCCGGACGGCCGCGGTTCTGGAAAAAATCGATCAGTTCCTGATAGAAGGCTTCCTGTGCAGCCGCAAGTGTCGCTCCATCGAAGCTCGCCATAAGATCGCTCTCATTTGACCGATTGGCCTCAAACTGCCCCATCAAGAGAGCTGCGATAACTTCCCCCAAAAGGAGTTCATCTGTTCCAAGGCGCGTCAAAAGTGGCGGATCGCCAGCCTCGGGCTGTAACAAATCAACTCCGATTTGTTTCTTTACCGCCTGGGCTGTACCGAGCGTGAGAGAAATAGTCCAGATGCGTCCCCCGGCATCGCTAAAGGTTTTCATCAATCACCTCCCCCTGTAACCCAGCCTCTAAAGACTGCAAGTTTCGCAGTGACGCTGACCGTGATGGCCTCTTCGAGCGGTTCACTCCGGTTAAAGGAAACAATCGAAAAATCTCCATCAGGTCCCTGACCTCCCGCTTTATCGAATACTTTGAGCGCAACCTTGCCAGCCGTCAGGTAGGCTGTTTTGATTGTCGTAAAGCCTGCGTCATCTGGGTCCCAGACCATTTCAAACTCGACCGTACACTCGCGTAGCGTCGGAGCCGTGGCTCGCCACCCCAGATTAGCCCGAGTCGTGACATTGGCCTCCCCAGCCTCAAGCGTCAGGGTAACGTCACGCACATTGCCCATCTCAGTTGAGGCCGTAGTGCCAGCCGTGCCGTAGTAAAGCTTGGCATTCATGCCAAGGATGAATTCAGCAGCCATTTTTTCTCTTCCTCCTCATTTGATGCTTCCGCGCCACATGTCGGGAAGCTTTGGACGTTCTTTTTCAAAAGCGGGCCCCATATAGGGACGTGGCCGATAGGTTCGACGTAGCTCCTTGTCACGACGCACGAGTGTGGTTCGTCCGCCATACTCAAGAAGCGACGGGGCATCACCCCGGTTACGCTGATTGAGTCTCATGGGGCCGATCACAACGCTACGAAGAGCTGGTTCATAGGCAAAGAAAATGAAACGCTTGAGTAGCCCTGTGTGAGAACTCGGCGGAGTCCCAGGACGGGATGCCGCCTTGCGTTTTTTGATGCTCCCCTTGGCCGTGCGCCTGACAAAGGCTCCGAAACGCGATAAAACACGTCTTGAGGCCTGGTCTACGCGTGATGTGACGGCCGCCCGGTCGAAGAAGAGCTTTTTCACATCAAAACCGATCATACTAACATCCTGTAAGTAATGGTGATGACACTCGTAAAAACGCGCTCATTTACCAGATGCTCGGGCACATAGAGAGGATCGTTTTTTCCTTTGGCCCAGGAGAGCCCCTCTTTGGCTTTGAGGGGACGCCAGCGGAGGTAGGCGTTTATTTCTTCAGTGAGCTTGAGCATTGACTCAACCTCGGCCTCGATTTCACCCCCAAGACGCTTCTGTATCCCGACATCAACCGTAAACTCATGTGTCACGTAAAGGCGCGACGAAGGATCGGTTTCCATTGCACGCGGCACCACGCTCACCTTGAGTTCTTCAAGTTCTTCGAGACTAAACTCGGGGTAGAGCAGTCGCTTGGCCACGAATGGATAATCAAAGGTATCCACCGGACTTGAGTTCAGTTCGGAAACAACGGCATCGGCAACTTCAAGTATGATACTCATTTCTTTTTCAGCTCCTTCAGGATGGATTCCAGTTCAGCCTTGGCGGCCTCGGTTCGTGTGATACGTCGCCCGATTTCCTCTTCGGCCTGCTTCAGCAGAAGCTCAGCATTGAGGCTGGCCTTGGCTGCCGGAAGCTCTGTCCGAATACGGTCATCAAGAGACTTGATTTCGTCCTCAACCTGTGACTTAGTGAGGATCAGTCGCTCGTTGATGATGAGCGTCTTTTGGCCGTCCAAAACGGCCACCTTGTATTTGGTTTTCATAGTGGGATTCCTTTGTCAGACTGACGTAAAACGGAGTGCATGGGCATTCTCATCATAGACATCAGTCAAAATGGTGTTGATCGATACAAGTTTTTCGAGACAACTTTCAAGGTACGAGTCACCAACCTCATTCTGTAATCCTCGAAACGTTAGCTCTACCAGTGTCTCAAGGTGCGGGATATTGTCATCTGCAAAAAAAGCACGTGATAAGACAGAACCTGAATAGTCAAAGAGTCCTTCCCTTAGGGTTTCATTGATTCCTTCAAACCCTGAAGGAAGCATGTAATAAATATCCCAGATACCGTCTCCGATAGTCCCGTCGGCCACACTTATTAGCATCGACACCAGATCGACCATATCATCGCCCTTCAAATAGAGGTCAGTAAGCGTTCGAGTGTCTTCTCCCATAATCTCGTCTACAATTGTTTTGATGACGCTAGGTGTCAGGCCCGTAGAACCCGATCCGGTGTCGCTTGAACTATAGGGCATTACCAGGTCCCTCCGATCACTGTAAGCGTGTCCCCGGGAGTTCCCTTGACGTAGACCTCGCTCAGGTTGATTCTGACAAATCTGTGCCATTCGCCGGGGAGCCAGGGCACATCCGCACCATCGTCGCCTCTAAAAAACACGTTGCCACTATTGGATGGGATAGCTGAGAGAGTGACCGAGGCCACAAAGCGTCCCGCCAAGAGAGGCTGATATTCAGTCGTGAGTTCAATCTTTCGCATGATGACGTTATTCACTTCACACTTTTCCTTTCTAGCCTTGCAGCCAGTTTGAGAGTGCCGATGTGGCAGCCGTGATACCAGACCCCAGAACCATCCAGAGGAGTCTTGACTGACGCCTCGCATCCTGTTCAAGACGGTCGAGTCTCAATGCGATCCCTGGGCGGCCATTGCCTCGAATAGCCTCATCAAGGCGGTCGAGCTTCTCGTGTATTTCCTCGAACGCAGTGCTGCAGCGATCCAGGCAGACAGTTTGAGTTCCTTTGGCTGTCACTCTCGTCCTCCGATTTCACGCGTATGGATGCGCCAAGTCTCGCGATAAGGGTCACTGAACCGGGCAGCACCATCTCCCGGGATGTTTGTCACAAGGTATCTCCGTCCGAGAGCTATGATTTCATCACCAGTCTGGGGTTCAAATGGCAGACACTTTCGCGCTATCAAAAAATCCCAAATTTGTGACTTCACCGCGAAGCCTGACTCATCGGCGACCTCAAAGCGGGTTCGGCCAAAGGTAGCGAGAACAGTCAGGCTCTCGCTACTACGGCGATATTCGACAGAACTGGCCGCAAAACGCTGCCGCATCCCTTCGAGCCATGCCGAACCCGCTTTTAAGAGGTCACTCATTGGATTTACCTTGCTTGCTTCTATTGACTCAGACGAACTCGCACCTGGGTTGCACCCTTGGTAGCGCCCTCGATAGTTTTTCCGACATATGGAAAAGCTGTCAGCGGGTCAGCGCCGTCATTGGCCGCAGTGGTTACGACCCCGTTACCGGCATCCCAGTAAACCTTGAGTCCGGCTCCGATGGCAGCCTCATCTCCGGTAGCTTTCGGAAAGGCAAAGACGCCGCTCACGGCCAATGCCCCGAGCTTTCCGGCAGGAATGTCGAGCTTGGCTACGCCGACCAAGTCACCTTGAACCACTACCTCGCCGGAACTGACGGGAACTGTGGGGGTATAGTCAAGCGAGTCGCCTGTTTGGATATATCTTGCACTCATCTTCTATTGTCTCCTTTTCGGTTATGCTTCACCCTTGAACTTGACCATGCCACGGAAGTCCTGCTCCCGCACACCGAGGTCGTAATAAACCCGGAAACGAATCCCGAGCGTGTCAAAGTCGGCATCAGCCTCTTCGACCTGTGGGACGCGACGCCCCTTGAGGTAGCCGATCTCGAAGGTGTCGACGACAGCCGGATCAGCAAACAAGTACCAGGCCTTATCCGAAGCGCCTTGATAGTTGGCGTTCGAGAGGTAGGGACTTGTAATTACTACGAGGTCTTCATCCGCAAGTGCGTTATAGGTCGGGATGCGAGCTTTGTTGGCACTGCCGGTGGCGAGGAAGGTGATGGAGTTTAGAAGCTCACGCGCTGTCATCTTGAGCGACGTGGGCACCAGAAGGTACTTGGGGCTCACGTTGATCGGCTGGCCATCGGCATCGGTCTGGTCGAGGAACATCTGAATCGCAAGCGCCAGCGAGTCGCCGGTGAGTGCGGTATCAGCGCCATCGCGCCAGTTTTTGTGGTCGGCGTGGAAGAGAGTCCTGCCGTCAGCCTGGGCGGGGTTCGCCAGAAGACGCGTGAAGAAGAGCTGATCAATCTTTCGCGCAGCATGAGCACCCATGCCC